CACTCTACGATGATAATCACGGTTACTGTTTTGTATGTGGAGTGCATATACAAGACGTAGGAAATAGAAAGGAAATAACTATGCCATTAGATATTGGTAAGACTACCTTAGAACTGTTTGAGACAGGGCTAGGTGATATAAGAGGTTGTCAAGAAAGAGGTATAACTAAAGCTATAGCAGAACACTATGGTGTACGAGTTACATATGATGCAGACAGAAATATCGAGTCATATAACTACCCTTACTATGACAGTAATAATAATCTGGTAGCCTATAAGATAAGAAAGCTACCTAAAGAGTTTAGAACTGTAGGAGAATTTAAAGATGTTCAGCCTTTTGGGAGCACGAGCTTTGGAAATGGTGGCAAAAGACTTGTCATCACGGAAGGAGAATTCGATGCGATGGCAGTCGCACAAGCCTCACTCAATAAGTATAAGAAGATATACCCAGTTATTAGTGTGGCTTCGTCAACTAACCTCAAGAGTTTACTACTCAATCGTACTTGGATTAGATCGTTCGAAGAAGTAATACTATTCTTTGATAATGATGAGGCAGGTAATAAGGCTATAAGAGAAGCCGCCAATATAATCGGTATAGATAAGGTAAAGATAGCCAGTAGTACTGCTAAAGATCCTTGTGAGTTATTCGATCAAGGTGGTTATATAAGAGTCATGGAAGCTATATGGGATGCACAACCCTATAGCCCAGCTGGTATTGTTATGGGTCATGAAGCAGTATGGGAGCAGTACTTAGAAAGACAATCAAGAGAAAGTATACCTTATCCTGACTGTCTTAGAGGTATTAATGATAAGACTAAAGGTATGAGATTCGGTGAGATAACCTTGTTTACCAGTGGTACTGGTTCAGGAAAGTCTACTGTTATTAAGGAGATAGTGCTAGACCTACTATCTAAGACCGAAGATAAAATAGGTATGATATCCTTAGAAGAGTCTGTTGGTGATACTGCTGAGAAGTTTATTCAGATGCAGTTAAGACAGAACTTACAGGAGTATGATATACCTCTTGAGGAGCAAGAAGAAGCTTCTAAAGAAGTCTTTGGTACTGATAGGTTAGTACTATTAGACCATCAAGGTTCTGTTGGAGATGAATCATTGATAGATAAGATAGAGTATATGGCTCTGATGGGGTGTAAGCATCTTATACTCGACCATATAACTATAGCTGTATCTGAAGGTGCTGAGGGTTATACTGGTAATGAAGCCATAGATAAAGTCATGTCTGATTTACTTAAGATAACTAAGAAGCATAATATATGGCTTGGTATTATTAGTCATCTACGTAAAGGATTAGTTGGTAGTAAGAACTTTGAAGAAGGTAAGCTACCTAGCCTAGACGATATCAAAGGTTCAGGTTCTATTAAGCAAATATCATTTGATATAATAGGATTTAGTCGTAACATGACTGATGAGAACGATGATGTACGTAATACGATTAACTTTACAGTACTAAAGTCTAGGTTCACAGGTAAGACTGGACCAGCTGGTGCTGCTAAGTATCATCATAATACATCTCGTCTTTCATGGACAGATGGTTTAGACTTTGAGGTATTAGACTAATGACTGGTGTAGCCATAGAAGAATATATGAGTAGACTAAAAGAAATAGAGTTCCTCGGTAAGCAAATAGATAAACTTACTAAGGAACGTAATATGTATCGTACACAAGCTATGATGCGAATGAATAAGATAGAGGAGCTAGAGAATGAACGTAAGATACTCACGGAATCACGCAATAAAGGCTCATGAAGATGCTGAACAGATAATAGCACAACTGAGAGCTAATAAGGTAGTTAGATACCTTGTTGAATGGTCTGAGAGTGAATGTAAAAACTATATAGTGGTGAAAATGAATGAAGAAAATAAAGAGAGAACTAATTAAAATACAAAATGGTGTGGCTAAGAGAGGAGGAAAGATCCCCTCTATAGCTGAAGCTCTAATGATGTTCAGAAAGGCACAGGAAAATGGAAGCAAATGAGATTAGAGAAGTAGTTAAAGATGTATCAATTAAAAACAAAACTGAGAGATATGACCATCTATATATGGATATTGCTCACCGAGTATCTGAGATGTCTCATGACACCGATACTAAGGTTGGAGCAGTTATTGTCAAGGATGGTAATATCATTTCGATGGGTTGGAATGGTACTCCTTCAGGCTTTCCTAATAACTGTAAGGATACCACAACTGGTCGTACACTACCTATTGTCATACATGCTGAAGCTAATGCTATATGTAAGCTGGCTAAGTCTAGCACGGATGGAGAGGGTGCTACCCTTTACACTACGCTATCACCTTGCACGGAGTGTACTAAGCTTATCTTACAGTCTGGCATCACTGATGTTGTGGTCGGACAAGCATATGAGAAGGATATGGTGGGGTATACAATATTAAATAATAAAAAGATGGTAAAAATACTTGCCAAGAAGAAGTAAACATGTTATAATATAATTCCAGAATAGAAAGAGAGAAATACATGGAAGATATCAAGGACTATCTCCTCAATAAAATAAGGGGAGACGACCTAGGTGTAAAGCCTAGAAGAAACTTACAACTCATGCGTATGATTGATACGGATGGTGTTGACATGCTAGACTTCTTAATAGAAGATATGGTATCTTACGCCAGAAAGGTAATTCAACGTTGCTTTAAACGCAATAAGGTTGAAGGTGAGTCAGCAATAACTCAAGCCTCAATGGCTATAGGAAAATATATAGTAGAAGGTTGGGATAGCAGTAATGTTAACTTCAGAGATCATGTAAGAGTAGGTGATCTTGTAATAGAAGGTTTCGTTATGTGTGGATACCTAACTATTTCCGTAGGGCATATAAAGAGTCGTAAGCCAGTAACCATACATGCTACTGAAAAGTGGGGTGAAATGGAAGTAATAGCTGGTAAGACTACTTGTATAAGTGCTACACCTATACCTCCTATAAAGAGCTTATTCCAAAATAATGGGAAGTCAGTTATAAAGACTTGGGATAAATCTAAAGAGCATAAGTTCTTTAAGTATCTCGATAAGCCATTTGTAAAGGCAATCGATAAACTACAGGCAACTAGGTTTACTGTAAACCCTGATGTACATAAGGCTATCCTAGAGAATTGGGATACGTTTATTAGCAACGATACCTTTGATGGTGAGGATAAGAATGAGAACGCTAAGCTATATCAACGCCAAGCGTCAAAGAATAGAGAAGTCAAAGAGGTTATGGCAGCAGCTGATAAGTGGTTAGACAAAGAGTTTAGCTTCTACTTAGATGCAGACTATAGAGGTAGACTATATTATAGTGAACCGTTCTTTAACTTTCAAGGAGCAGATATAGCTCGTAGTCAGTTACTCTTTGCCAAAGGAAAACTCTTTGATGAGACAGCTAACTTCTGGTTGGCAGTACATACTGCTTGTTCATTTAATCAGTCATACAGTATAGATCAGATACCTAACTGGGCATCTTCAGACTATAAGAAGATATTACAGGAAGAAGAACTTGATACTATATCTGTAGATAAGATGACACTAGATGATAGAGCTAGATGGACTCAAGAGAATATTGATACGATAATTGAGATGGGTGAGATGAGGATCTTTGCAGAAGAAGCAGAGAAACGAATAGCATTCATGGCTTGTTGTATCGAGTGGTATAAGTACTCCCAGAGTAAAGGAGAGTTCTATACTCAGCTACCGATACCTATTGATGGTGCTAATAATGGTTGGCAACACTTAGGTGCTATGTCTAAAGACTCCCTTACAGGTAGACTAGTAGGATTAACCTCTGAAGATGTACCCAATGATTTCTATGTTCAAGTGGCAAAGAGATTATGCGAGAGGATGCCTGAATGGTTTGAAGAAAGGCAGATGCCTATGAAGCATATCAGGAAAGGGATAGCTAAGAGAGGGGCTATGACTAGGGCTTACAGCTGTGGTCAGAAGAAAATGTCAGAGTCTATGTATAGTGACTGTTATCAGTTTGGTTATACTAAAGATTACAATATCAATACTTGGGATTGTGATGAGCTTAGTAATCAAGTAATAAGAGCTATACAAGAGGTCTGTCCAGGTCCATTAGATACTATGAGATACTTGCAACGATTAGCTGATAAAGAAATCTCTAATTGGTTAGCAACTTATGGTACTGATAGAGGTCGTGGTATACAATGGGAATCCGAGTCAGGTTTTCCAGTGATATACGAATGTTATCGTACTAGACCTGCAAAGGTAGACTGTTACGGATTCAATACACCAGAAGGTGAACTGAGATTCAAGCATGTGATACGAGAGAAGACAGATATACCAGATAGACGAGGGTTTATGTGTGGTATCAGTCCTAACTTTGTTCATAGCTCTGATGCAGCTCATATGGCTCTTGTAGTAGCCGATTGGGATGG